GTTAGTATACTTTGTGTGAAGACGACCTTGTTCTGCCCATTTGATGAGGTCAGAGTTAGTAGGAAGCTCGGCACCAACCATACGCAAGAAAGATGCGATTGAACGGTTACCATAGCGCTCGAATTCTTGCTCATATGTATCAGGAAGATACTGATTCAAGAAGTCGAAGTTAGTAATGTAGTTTGTAGGCAATGCTGCCTTTACAGAGCTCGGAGTCAATAATGGACCCGGAGATGCGTTTAATGTACCAGCCATTTTTTCTAGTTTTTAGGTTTTTGTTTAATAACTAATCTGTTACCGAAACCAGACTCTACGGCTCTTACTTGGAATGTTCCGTCAGTTTTGTTAGTCACTTGAGTGGCTTGACGAGTCATGTTAATATTTTTAGACTCTTTAGAAACTGTCTCAACAGCTTCTGTCATACCCTTCTCATAGAAGAACTTTGCAAACTTTTCGGGATTCGAAGCAATCGCTATTGCTCGATGGAACGTCTCAGCATCCTTTAAGTAGCCCTCTTCATTTATGAACTTATTTACAAAGTTACTTAGTGAAGACTGCTCGTTAAGAAGTGTCTTTGCATCTGCTGGTTTAAACGTTACTGCCTTATCCTCATCAATTTTAAATTTGAAACCTTCAAACTTATCAGAAAATAATTCATTCGTCTTCTCAGCGAAATACTTAGACCGCTTTTGTTGCTCCTCTTGCTCGCTAGTCGCGGTTTGTTTATATTGCTTATAAGATTCGTAAGCTTCTTTTTCTTCTTGCGGAACAAAGGATTCCCTTGACTCAAGCGGAACCTTGTACTGTTCTTTAAGTTTATTAAAGTAGTCACGAGCCTTAGTCAGCTCTTTTTTTCTCTCTAGCTTTATCTTTTTAATCTGCTTCTCATCATCAAAGTCCTCATCATATGAAAACTTAGACTCTAATTCGAACTTAACCTCATCAGCATCTAGCTCTGGGTTTTGCTCTTTAGCATATTGATAAAGTAAAGAATCTTCATCCATTGCGGTGTAATCGACATTCAACTTCATGAAGTCTTCAATACCACGCCCTGTTTCTCTTTTATATTTCAGAAACGCAGAGACATCTTCAGGTAGTTCTTCAGCTTGTTCACGCTCTTGAACTAATTCATCCAAAGATGTAATCTCTTTGTTCCATCTTTTACCAAGATATGAAAGAACTTTATTATCATCCAGATCCGGTTCTTGTACCTGATCTGTCTCTTGAGTTTGTTGCTCTTCTACAGGTTGCTGCTCTTGAGTTAAGTCAATCTTTACTGTATCTTGATCTCCAGTATGATCTTCTAAACCTTCAAGAAGCTCTGCCTCTTTTTCAGCTACAGACTTCTCCTCGAAATCTACAGCTCTCACTTTAAATTCACTTTCCATTTAATTTAATTTTGAACAAAGTTAATAATTATTTATTTAGGCCCGAATGACTCTAAATCAAAGCCATCAAGGGAATCCTCTGTACTTTCAAAGTTTTTAGGAGGTAAGTTGTTTTGTCGTTGGTTGATAAGTTCAGACTGACGAGTGGCCTGTAGGTCAACTCGTTTGTCTTTAGCCTTTTCTTTTTCAGTCTCACGATCTTTCAATGTTTGCATCTGCATGCCATTAAGTTGCAAGTTGTATTGGAACTCAATTGCCATTAACTCTTTCTTGAGCTCTGCTTCTGCCTGCATCTTCTGAATTTCGCCCTGAACTTCCATCTGCTTGATCTGTGCCTTAGTTTGACCTTCCAATTGAATGATCTGTGCTTTGGCTTCAGCAGCTGCCTGAGAGGATTGGATGTTTGTTTGCATTTGCATTTGGAACTCCATCTCTTTCTCTTTCTGCTTTTGCTCCATACGTTTACGACGTTTCATCTTAAGCATCTCATTAGCAAGCTTAACATTATTGATCATACGGATGTCAATTGCATCCTCAAGGTCAATTGTCTGCTGCTGTAATGCGATCTGAATATTGCCCTCTAATTGAGCCTTTTGCTCTTCATCTGGAGCAACCTCAATAAAGATACCAAAGTCATGCAGATATAGCTCGTTTACATCTTGTAGTATTGACAGATTGTACTTACCAATCTGCATAGCAAACTCTTCAGCAAAGTCAGAATACTCTAATATATCAGCAATACGTATAGAAACACATTCAGCTACACGTCTAGTTGTGATAATACCAGCGTCTAGAATATGTCGAGTAGCTGTATTTGAATTTAATGCAGCAAGCTTCTGAACACCAACTAATGCATCCGGATGTGGTGTAGATGCGTCTCGCACCTCATTTACACCTGTCACATCACGAATCATATTTAAGTAGTGGTTGTAGTTACCTATAAGTGCAGCCATTTTAGCTTGACCACTATTTGTATTAAGTTCCTGGATAGGAATACGAGCGTTGTTAAACTCACCCTCTGTGGTATAAGATCGGCCAATAACACTACCTGTTTGGAAGTATAAGTTAAGAGCGTCTTCAGGATTATAAGCTGCACCAGTACCTAGGTCAACCTCATTGATACCATCGGCATCGATGAATACACCGTCAGGTACAATTCGTGACATTACTTGCTGTAACTTTAAGTGAGTAAGTTGAATCTGATCAGCGAATGGAATCATACGTCGAACTAATGACTCAATATTTCCTTTATAGTAACGTGGAGCGTAAGCAATGTAGTTTGGAAGTGCGCGTTGTGATGCAGACTTAGGGCGAACCATATTCTTCATCATCTCCCACTTTATCATTATGTTTGATCCACCAACAAGAACACCTTCATACCAAACGTCGCGAACTGCTTCAATTACTTCAAAGTATTCACCATTTGGAGCCATGAACGTATCTTCTTTACGAATAATTCGCTCACCACCATTATCAAGTATCTTCTTCTTCCAAACAAACTTCTTGTGTGTCTTGTAGTTAAAATACAATAATGTTACAACCTCATTTAAGAATGCATCGTCTTGGTAGTTTCTAACCACAGGGAAGTAGTCATACCATGCTGATCCAGCATTTTTAATTTCAGTAAGCTCCTCATCCGTTAAGTTTGGATTCATTTTTAGAAGCTCTGTATAATGTACTTGCTTAACCTCTCCAAAGTAGAAACAATCAGAGAAGTCATTCTTTTCAGTATAACTATGAATCCAGTTTGCTGGATCTACGTATTCAATTTTAACACCATCATTAATAAGGAACTCATGCTTAACAACACCAATACCTAAAGTGGCGACATCATAATAGTAGAGACGAAGTATATCTTCATACTCGTTCATCTTCATTACAGTGTCAATTGCAATCTCTTCAGCAATCTCTACAGATGGTTTGTAGTTCATCTGCATATATAATGACAGCTCTTCATCGTTAGCAGGAAGTTCATCCGGGCTAACGTTAAACGCATCAATACCAAATTGCTCTTGTGTCAATGTAAGGAAATCCTTAGCAACCATATCAGCCTCGATCATATCCTGGAAGATGTTCTTCTTCTCAGCTGACATAACGTCTTGAGCTTCAGCTTTTACTGTATATGGCCTGTCAAGCATTCCGTTGACAACAACATCAACAAACTTAGGGATGATAGGAACAGGAGTCCAGTCAAGGTTAAGCATAGATATGTCACCATTGACGGCAAGCTCATCTTTATACTTCTGTACTGGTTGCTCTCCACGAGCATATAGTCTCAAACGGTGGAACTCACCCCACTGTTGATAAAATCTACTTGAGTTTGACTTCCTCTTAAACCATTCTCCTTCGATGGCTTTACCTACCTTTAGGCCATATTCATATGTAGCCTTAACCTCATCTGGAGCCATTTGGTCCGGAAAAGGTAGTGCAGAGATAACAACTGATGGTTTATCCATTATTCGATGATTTCGCTTCTAATGCCTGTATTCTTATATCTTACAAATTTAACACTTATTTTAGATTCCTGCTTGGGTGGTATAAATAGGTGTTTTCTTGATGCCATAATAGCAAGTCCTGAGCTAATCGAGGCATCATGTTTTGTTCTATTGTTAATATCAAATCTAGCCCAATCCTCTAAAGTTTTAGTAAAGTACATGTCACCCATAGTGTCTTTATCTCTATAGGTTCCTTCCTGATCTAAACCAACATACTCTTCTATGTAAGTGTTGATAGAGTTAGCGTGGGCGTGCTTTACGTCCTCAGATGAGTTAGGAATTCCACCTAGCTCAAGCTCTGTTTTTGATAGCTTTGATATGTGTTTGTCTGGTCTATTTAAAGAGAATGAGCGGTACCCTCTGTTCTTAAAGTGATACAATAATCGCTGCTTATTATTCTCTACAAGTATAGGCATACCATAAAAATGGCAAGCCATTAATACATCCTCAAAAAATATCTCAGCAGTCTGAGGACGAGCAATATACTCTAAAAAAAAGTGATTTGTTGGAGCATTTTCCATGTGGAATGTAGTCAACCCATGCAACGCACCGGCAGATCCACCACCACCAACTACACCTGAAATGTCATAAGGGTCACATCCAAACACACCGATATGCTCATTGCCTGGATGCTTTCTTCCGTTTTTCACAATCACTCTATTTCTCATAGCTTGATCAGGAATCCACGAAACTAAAAACCTTCCCTTCTTATCAGGAGTCCAAATCACCTCAGTATCTTGATCTCCATTTTTCCAATGAAAGTAACCACGCGTCAACACTCGATCTTTAATCATTGAGTCATTGTAGTCAATCTGCTGATAGATCTTAGTTAAGTTAAACAAAGATGCCTTTGACTCATCACGGAACGCGTGAGACTCTGTTCTAGGGAACTGACGATAGAATTCATTAAGTGCATCAGAGTCAGACTTAAGAGCTGCAACCTCATTATTCCAATAAGTAATAACACCCATTGTTATCTCCTCACCATCGATACCCATGATTGGTTTCTTTGGATCATCAAACACAGGCCATCCATACTCATCAATAAAGCCCTCCATGTTCCACTCCATAGGAATGAACAAACTATATAGCCCCGACTTGGTCTGACCATTGGCAGAACGCTTGGTTGGGTCACTGTCATTGTAAAGCTTCTTGAAGTTCTCACCACCCTTGCTGAGTGCATTTGATGTTGATCCCATCATACACTTACCAATGATCCTAGAACCTAATCGAAGACACGTCTTAGTGACTCTCCAGTTATTTAAGATGTTCTCAGGCTTTTCCCACTTACCACTCTCGTCATGTACAAGTAGAAGTAACTTCTCACCGTCATAGCTGTTGTCTGCTGTGTTTTTCCAGTCAATTGTAGTATCTAGCCCTTCTATGTCATCATCGCGCTCCTCATCCATATTCTTGCGCGTAATCTTACTCGCAGGAACACGGAAGGCTAACTCTGTCTTCGGGTTATCCATACCGTCCTGGATCGGCTTGAAAAAGAAGGGGTAATTTCTAACGATAGGCACCACCTTATCGGTAAACATCTTCTTGGCATCGGAACCTGTCTTTGACAAGATACCAATACGAGAGTCCCTAACGATTGTACCTGTATTGGACGTCTCGGCTGAAGACATAAACGAGAAACCTGAACGACGGTTCTTTAGGTAGCACATACCAAATGATCGGTTGTCTGCTTTAGTGGCCTCCCAGTAGATAAAGAATATCCTATTGGACTCACGGAAGTCAGGTAGACCGACGTCAATCTTGGTCCATTGTAGGTACATATAATGTGTACCGGTCATATAGGTTGGTTTGCCGTTGTTCTTAAACCAATATCCATATTCCCTGCGATCGAATTCAGTCTCGATCATATCGACATACTTAGACTTAAACGAGTTATCTCTACGGTTCCAGTCAAAGATTGACTTGACTTTCTGTAGCTCTGCCGGATATTCTTGAGCAACCCACTTGTTGCCTCGGTCGTCTACCTTCTTTGGAGTTGCAGGTATAGCAATCTTTAGTCCGTTAATCTCATAGATATCACCAATGGTGCCATCTTTAGATATAACGATAATATCATATTCCTTATTGTACCCATAATCCCAACTCTTCTTACTATTTTTAGTAGTAAGTGCAGTCCTGTTTACATGGTCAGTAATTATACGATACAGGTTATTTTCCATTCTTTAACTTTGCTCTACCTTCAGCGAAACCACTTTTACCTAAAGTAACCTCAGCTATTGGTGTCTCTGAGCTTTTATTTTCTTCCTCATCAATCTTAAGAAGCATAAACATAGCATCCTCAAATGCCAAACGCTTAGCAGATGCAGCGTTCTTCATCTTGTCGGCAGATATGTCATCCTCGGCATGTGTAATGATAGGCTGCTCAAGTACCTTGATCAGTTCGTTTATAGCCTTCTTACCAGCCTCTATAATTCTTATTTTTGTATCAGACATAAGTTCTTGTTATACATTCTATATAGTAACTGGTCGCCTATTCTAAACTCATACTCACTATCTGGAGTAAAAGATACAACATCTCCCTTAGATACAAAACTATTACTAGGGTAAACAACCTCACCCCACAACTCTTCAAATCCACCTAGTGTACTAAACACCTTATCCTCTGATGGCACAGGCTTAATAAATACAAATGGCTCAACGGCCTGCCAATCAGCATCACGCTTGAATGCATAGACCTGATCAACCTCAGCTAAAAACATATCGTCCATGACATAATTCCAACTACTCTTCTGTCGGCCCTTCATGTCGTAGTAGAACTTAAACACGTTGTGATGAACTATAACAGTATCTCCAGGCTGTACCGGACCATTATAGTATATTGGTGTTGCAATTACTTTTGCAAAGCGATTAGAAACCTTATGATCTTCTTGAGAGGAACTTATTATGAAGTCAGTATCACCGAACTTCTTAATATTATCGTACCGCCTCAGACCAATTGGTTCTACAATGAAGCAGTATGGTGATTTCATCAGTAGTCTATTTTATACTCAATAGCAATTGGCATTGTAGGAGAGAAAGACTTCCATCTAATAATCTCCCCTTCCTTAATAATCCAAACACAGATATTACCATCTGATTCTACTCTGATGGTGTTGATCTTCCAAGTTTTATCAAGGATTTCCTGACCTACCATGTAGTGCATAGACTTCATGTA